AGGAGTCATCATGTCCAACGAACGCGCCGTCGCCTCGGATTTCATCGGAAGCGGGCTGATTGCCGGAGCACAAGGCCAAGAGCAGGCCACGGCTGTGGGCCGCTACAAACTGGAGTGCCGTGATGCCGAGGGCAACCTGAAGTGGGTTGTTGAGGAAGATAACCTCGTGGTCAACGTCGGTCTTCAGTACATGGCCGGTGTGGCGTTGACCTCCACCGCGCAGATCACGACGTGGTATCTGGGCCTGATCACTGGCCCTGGCGTGACCACGAGTGCCACGGACACGATGTCGTCCAAGGGTTGGACTGAGTTCACGGGCTATAGCAACTCTACCCGTGTGACTCCGACGTTCACGGCGGCGACCAATGCCAACCCCTCGGTGGTGACCAACTCGGGCACCCCGGCCAACTTCACCATCAACGCCACGGGAACGGTGGGCGGTGCGTTCCTGACCTCGGGTTCGGCCAAGGGCGGTACGACGGGTACTCTGTTCTCGGAGAAGGCTTTCTCCAGTCCTGGCGACCGCTCGGTGGTGTCTGGTGACATCCTGGCAGTGACCTACACCTTCAGCCTCGCCGGTTGAGGATGAACGGTGGCAGAGGGCGGATGGGGTTCCGGCACCTGGGGTCAGGCCGGTTGGGGTGATTCCGTTTATGACCGGGCCGTCGATGAGTCGGCTACCGGTACGGATGCCCCTTCCTCCGCTGTTACTTTTGCGGCTTCTCTTTCTGAGACAGCCACCGGTACAGACACGGTAGCCGCAGCCGCTACCTTTGCATCTTCAGTCTCTGAGTCTGCCACCGGCACGAATGCTATTTCCGCTGCGGTTACCTTCGCCTCTGACATCTCAGAGAGCGCCACCGGCACAGACGACATCTCAGCCATCCCGACATACGGGTGCGCTGTCACGGAAACCGCTACAGGCACGGACGACATCAGTGCTGCGGCCACGTTTGCCTCTGATGTTTCTGAGTCCGCGACGGGCACGGACGACATTTCCTCCATCGCTACGCTCGGTGCGATCATCACGGAAACGGCGGAAGGGCAGGACACCACTTCTGCGGCAGTCACCTTCGGTACGACCATCGCTGAGTCTGCGACGGGTACGGATGACATCTCGGCCATCCCGACGTATGGGTGCGCGGTTACTGAAGACGCCACGGGCACTGACGACGTTTCGGCTACACCAACTTATGGTGCGGCGATCACTGAGACAGCCACGGGCACAGATAACGTTGACTCAGCCTTCCTGTTCAACAGCGTCATTGAAGAGTCGGCCAGTGCATCGGACGCCATTTCTGCTGCCGCCACGTTTGAAACTGCTGTCTCCGAATCCGCTACGGGTACGGACGACGCCGCCACGAGTCAAACTTTTGCGGGCACGATTGCAGAGTCGGCCACCGGCACGGATACCACGAGCGCAGAGGCTAGGTTCTTTGCAGAGATTCAGGAGTTCGCCACTGCCACGGACAACATCCCTGGCGGCAAACTCTGGGAACTCATCGATGACACCCAGACCGCCAACTGGGGCGGGATCGGGAATACGCAGTCTGCCGGGTGGGCAAACGTGAGTGACACCCAGGCCGCAAATTGGCAGAATATCGGTAACACACAATCGTCTGGATGGACACAAGTGCCTGACACGCAATCTGCGGACTGGACGATTATTCCTACGGAATAGGAGCACTAGATGCCCACCTCATACACCTCCCTCTTGGGTCTGGCTCTCCCTGTCACGGGCGAACTGTCCGGCACCTGGGGCGACACGGTTAACGACTACATCACCAAGTATCTGGACGCGGCTGTCGCAGGCGCTCAGACCATCAGCGGAAGCCAAACGGCGGTCACCCTGTCCGTGACCACGGCATCTAGCCTGACCCAAGTCGGCTCCGGGGCAACGGGTTCTGCTCAGTACCAGATCATCAACTGCACGGGCAACCCGGCAGGACTGCTGACGATCACCGCTCCTGCGGCGAGCAAGGTCTACTTGGTTCTGAACGCGACTTCGACTTCGCAGTCGGTCAAGGTGGTGGGTGCAGGCCCGACCACGGGCGTGACGATGGTGTCCGGTGAGAAGGCACTGATCGCGTGGAACGGCTCAGACTTCGTGAAGGTGGCAACCACGGTCTTGGGTGCCGGGGGCTCCAACACCCAGGTTCAATTCAACAGCAGTGGCGTCCTGGCAGGCTCTGCTAACATGACCTTTGACGGCACGACCCTCACGGTCAACAACCTGACGGATTCCTCCCTGACCTCGGGCCGGGTGGTGTACGCCACCACGAGCGGGAACCTGACCGACAGCGCAAACCTGCTGTACTCCGGCACTGACCTGACCGTCTACGGCATCACCGTAGGCCGTGGCGCGGGTGCTGTGAACACCGCTACCGCTGTTGGTTTTAGTGCGTTGGCGGCGAATACGACGGGTTTTAACATTTCTGCCTTTGGTTATCAGTCGCTTCTGAATAACACGACAGGCAATGCAATCGCCGCATTTGGAGATGCCTCACTCCAAAGCAACACTACGGGCACAGAAAATACCGCACTTGGTTCAAGGGCGATGATTTTTAACACAACGGGCAGTAGCAATACCGCCGTTGGTCGTCGCGCTTTGGAAGCCAACACCACCGCTTCCTTTAATACCGCAGTTGGTTATCAAGCGGCATACAGCAATCAAACCGGCAGCACAATAACGGCTGTTGGTGCATTTGCCCTGTACAGCAATACCGCTTCAAACAATACTGCTGTCGGTCGCAATGCTCTTTATTCCAACACGACTGGTCAGTTCAACGTGGCCGTTGGAACCTACGAGGGAGGGGGTAATTCGACTCTTGTGTCGAACACCACGGGCAGTTACAACACCGCAATGGGTGGTGGAGCGCTAGCCCTTAACACCACCGCCTCTAACAACACCGCCGTAGGTTATCAGGCGGGGTACAGCAACACCACGGGTTCTAACAATACCGTGATGGGCTATCAGGCGATGTACTCCAGTACAGACACATCGTTTAATGTCGCTATCGGTAGACTTGCCCTCTATTCTCAGACGGGTTCAGGAAACTATTTGAACACGGCTGTTGGTAACGCCGCGTTAACTGCCAACACCACGGGATACTTTAACACTGCCACTGGAGCAGGAGCGTTAGCAGCAAACACTACTGCAACCAACAATTCAGCGTTTGGTTATCAGGCGCTTAATGCCAACACCACCGCTTCTAACAACACTGCTGTTGGTTATCAGGCACTTCTCTCAAACACCACTGGCACCAACAACACCGCTGTCGGCTTCCAGGCCGGTTACGCAAACACCACGGGTGAAGTGACTGCTTTTGGTCGTTTGGCGATGCGGGACAACACCACTGGCGTGGGGTCTATTGCTGTGGGACTCAATGCTCTGTTAGTCAATACGACCGGTAATTTTAATACTGCGTTGGGCTATGCCGCGCTCACCGCAAACATCACCGCTTCCAACAACACGGCTGTGGGTTATCTGGCGGGGTATAGCAATACGACTGGATCAAGCAATGTTGCTGTTGGATTTGAAGCATTACGCTCTAGTACAACTAATAGCAACAACACCGCGATTGGCAGTCGCGCACTTTATTCAAACACGCAAGCGGGTAATGTCGCCATTGGTTCTCATGCCTTGTATTCCAACACTACGGGATACGGGAATATCGCTGTAGGTGGTTATGACTGGACGGCTAACAATCCGGCGCTGTTCTCCAACACCACGGGGGTATACAACTCTGCCTTTGGTATGGCTGCATTGCAGGCCAACACCACTGGCAACTACAACGCAGCATACGGTTCTTTTTCCCTTCTTTCCAACACCACATCCTCTAATTGCAATGCTTTTGGCTATGCCGCACTTCGCAACAATACCGGCGGCAGCAACAACGCTTTCGGCGTAAACGCCCTCTACAGCAACACCTCCGGAGTCAATAACGTAGCCGTTGGTCACGAGGCGTTGTATGCCAATACGACTGGCGGCGACAACGTAGCGGTCGGTAGTTATGCTTTAGATGCAAACACGACTGGCATCGCTAATATCGCGGTCGGGCGAGATGCGCTTCAAGCCAATACCACCGCATCCGGCAACGTCGCTGTTGGTTATCAGGCGATGTATACCAACACCACGGGGGAGCGTAATACGGCTGTTGGTAACAATTCAGGTTATGGCTTTACTTCAGCAACCGACAATGCTTGTTTTGGTCGTTATGCCGGATTTAATATAACCACAGGGATTCAAAACACTTGTATTGGAACTCAAGCGGGATACCTGAGTTTAACCACTGGTGGCAACAATATATTAATAGGGTATTACTGTGCCACAAATGCGGCAAGCGACAACAATTCAATAGTCATTGGCGCAGGCCTCACTGGCAAGGGCGGCAGCACAGGTTTTATCAGTCCGGGCGGCGGCGGCGTTTACCAAGGCAACAACTCATCTTCGTGGTCAACCACTTCTGACCGGCGCCTGAAGAAGAACATCGTTGACAACAACGAGGGTCTTGAGAAGATCGCCGCGATTCGGGTGCGGAACTTTGAGTACCGTCTGCCCGAGGAAGTTGATGCAGAACTCAAGCCGACTGATGCCATCAAGCGCGAAGGCGTTCAACTGGGCGTCATTGCTCAGGAACTCCAAGAAGTCTGCCCCGACTGCGTGAAGCAGGAATCCACTGGCGTGCTGTCGGTGGATACGGACAATCTGACATGGCACATGATCAACGCGATCAAGCAACTGAAAACTGAACTCGACTCGGTGAAAGCCGAACTTGCAACCCTGAAAGGAGCCTAAAAATGACGGAAGTCGCAACCCCTGTTACCTCTGTTGAAACCCCGACCGCTGAAGAAGTCGCACGCCACTACAGCGCCGCGATGGACTCGGTGAACCTGCTGAACGCCGGTAAGCCCGAAGGCATGGAAGATGCCGACTGGGCCGATTGCGTTAAGCGCAACGTCGAGCACCTGAAGATCATGGTCGCCAAAGAGTGGATGCAGGATCAAGACCTTGCCCCGCTGAACGCCGCCATCGCTGCCAACGAATAAGGAACCCCCATGAACGACACCAAGATCGAACTCACCCTGCCCCTGGTCAACGCCATCCTGCAATACCTGGGCACCCGGCCTTACGCCGAAGTGTTCCCCCTGGTGGCTGAGATTCAGTCGCAGGCTACGCCGCAGGTGCCCATGCCTGAAGCCGCTCAAGGCCAAACCCAACCTGACCCCACGGTGCAGTGATGGACGAAGCCAAGCCTGTCGGTGAAACGGCCAAAGAAGTTGCCGGTAAAAGCATCGGCAGGTTTGGTCTGTTCTACATCACCCTGATCGTGCTGATCGGGGTGGGCTCCTCCTACTTCTTGTCCGACTCTGCCATCACGGCTGTGATGACGATGATCGGTGGTGCACTGGTTGCCCTCATCAACATGATGAACGGTATCGCCGGTACGGCTGAGAAGCAGGAGAAGCCCGAGTTCAAGGTCATCCAAACCCTGATCGACAAGTTGGATCGCCTGGACAAGCCCGAGCAGCCCATGAAGGTGACTGTGCAGGGCGACAAGGTGACGGTCAGCAAGGGTGACGACACCGTAACGGCCACGAGGGAGTAAACATGTTTGAAATTCTGAGTGGTGGCCTACTGGGCAGTATTTTTGGTGGCCTGTTCCGGCTTGCCCCAGAAGTCCTGAAGTTCATGGACAAGGGCAATGAGCGCAAGCATGAACTGGCGATGTTCACCCTTCAGACCGACCTTGAGAAGATGCGCGGCCAGTTCAAGATGGAAGAGCGGTACGTTGACTACAGCGTCAACCAACTGGATGCCATCAAGGAAGCCTTCAAGGAGCAGGCCACGACTGCCAAGGAAGCGGGATGGTTTGTGGCAGCGATCTCTGCCCTGGTGCGGCCCGGCATCACCTGGGCGCTGTTCTTCATGTATGCCACGGTCAAGGCTGCGGCCATCTACATGGCGTTCCAGTCTGGTGGGCACTGGTCTGAGGTGATGACTCGGGTGTGGGATGCTGATGACTTTGCCATGCTCAACATGTGCCTGACGTTCTGGTTTGTTGGAAGAAGCATTGAGAAGTACCAGAAGTGACCACGGAAGCCATCAAACTGGCGGGCGACATTCTGGTCAAGCCCTTTGAGGGTTATGCCAAGCGCCTTCCAAACGGTGACTGCACCGCTTACCCTGATCCGGGTACGAACGGTGATCCTTGGACTATCGGGTGGGGCTGTACTGGCCCCGGCATCCAACCCGGCACGGTCTGGACGGTGGAAACTGCCCAGGCAGAACTCGATAAGCACCTGCTGCACTTCTGTGCGGGGGTGCTGAAACTATCTCCCAAACTCCTGAAAGAACCCCCTCGACGGCTTGCCGCAATCATCAGTTTCGCGTATAACTGCGGGCTAGGAAACTACCGCATTTCCACGCTGAAGAAGCGGGTAGACGCTCAGGACTGGGCGGGTGCGTGCGAGGAAATCGTCAAGTGGAACAAGGCCGCAGGCCGCGTACTGAGGGGGTTAACCCGTAGACGCGAAGCCGAAGCGGCACTGCTGAGATAACCATGCCGCTGAAGAAACTCACACTCAAGCCCGGGGTCAACAAAGAGAACACCCGCTATACCAATGAGAACGGTTGGTATGAGTGCGACAAGGTGCGTTTTCGCCAAGGCACCCCCGAGAAGATTGGCGGGTGGGCTCGCATTTCTGCCAGTACGTTTCTTGGTGTTTGCCGCTCCCTGTGGAACTGGGTAACTCTTGGTGATCTGAACTTGATTGGGGTTGGAACCAACCTGAAGTTCTACATTGAGAAGGGCGGTGCGTATAACGACATCACCCCGATCCGCACGACAACCACCCTCGGAACTGACCCGTTCACAGGCAACGGGACTACGACAGTCACGGTAACTGCGCCCACACACGGTTGTGTGAATGGTGACTTTGTGACCTTCAGTGGTGTCACCGGCACCTACGCGGCGCTCCTTAACGGCGAGTTCCAGATCACCTTTGTCACCGTCAACTCTTACACCATCACGGTGGCATCTGCCATTCCTGCGGTGTCCACGGGCGGCTCGGCTGTCTCCGCGCAGTACCAGATCAACGTCGGCCCTGCGTTTGCGATTCCTCTAACCGGGTGGGGTGCGGGCGCGTGGAGTGCAGGTGCGTGGGGTGTTGGTGGAACGTCCAACACGGCTATCCGGCTTTGGAGCCAGGATAACTTTGGTGAAGACCTGATCTTCGGCCCCCGTGGTGGGCCTATGTACTACTGGGATGCAACGACCGGTGTAACCGTCAGGGGAGTTGAACTTTCCACGCTCTCCGGTGCGTCGGATGTACCGACCAAGCAGAACTACATCTATGTGTCTGACATCAGCCGGTTTGTGTTCGCCTTTGGATGCAACGATTACGGCTCTGCAACGCTTGATCCCATGCTGATTCGGTGGTCGGATCAGGAGAGCGCAGTCAACTGGACTCCCTCGGCCACCAATCAGGCGGGCAGTCTGCGGCTATCCCACGGCTCAGAAATCATCGCGGCTGTGCAGACCCGTCAGGAAATCGTGGTGTTCACGGACTCCTCCATCTACTCCTTGCAGTACCTTGGAGCGCAGGCCGGTGTCTGGGGCGCTCAACTCTTGGGCGATAACATTTCTATCGAAGGGCCGAACGCTGCGGTGATTGCATCGGGCGTGGTGTACTGGATGGGCGTGGACAAGTTCTATGCCTATGATGGTCGCGTGCAAACGTTACCCTGCGATCTGCGTCGGCATGTCTTCAGTGACTTCAATCAAGCGCAGGCAACCCAGGTATACGCGGGGACCAACGAGGGCTTCAATGAAGTCTGGTGGTTCTACCCATCTGCCAACTCCACGGTCAACGACCGGTACGTTGTCTATAACTACCTTGAGAAGATTTGGTACTACGGCACGATAGGCCGCACGGCGTGGCTTGACTCCGGCTTGCTCGACTACCCGATTGCTGCAACCTACAGCCAGAACCTTGTCTTCCATGAGAACGGTGTGGATGACAACGAGACCGGCACGCCAACTGCAATCAATGCTTACATCGAGTCCGCCGAATTCGACATTGAGGATGGGCAGAACTTTGGCTTCGTCTGGCGCATGCTGCCGGACGTGACCTTCACCGGCTCAACGGCAAACAACCCATCGTTGACCATGACGCTCATCCCCATGAAGGGTGCGGGCTCTGGGTTTAACAATCCGCAGTCGTTGGGTGGTTCAAGCAGTTCGGCGGTTACGCGCACGGCCACGGTGCCGATTGAGCAGTTCACCAACATCGTTTACATCCGGGTGCGTGGACGCCAGTTGATTATGAAGGCCCAGTCCAACGATCTAGGTGTGGCGTGGCAATTGGGCTCACCCCGTATTGACGTTCGTATGGATGGAAGACGCTGATGGCGTTCCTCATTGAAGATGCAATCGTTGTCCCGCCGCCTAACCTGCCCCTTGCGCCGGGTGACTACGACTCGCGCTATCAGGAGCAGTTCAACAACGTCCTGCGCCTGTACTTCAATCGTCTGGACGCACTACTGAGGCAGATCGTGGCAACCACATCCCCCATCCCAGTCTCTATTGGTGGCACCAACGTCGATGCCTTTGGGCGGGTGCGGGTCAGTCAGCCCTACACGCTCTTTGATTCTCAGCAACGTTACGCTGCGGACAATCAGTTCGACACGAGCACGGCTAACGGCGCATCTACTACGTTCTTGAGCAACGAGTCTTCTGTACAGATGTCAGTGGCGGCAACTACAGACTCGGAGGCAGTGCGTCAGTCTTTCCGCTCCATGTCCTACCAACCGGGCAAGGGGTTGTTGGTGCTTGCCACCTTTGCCATGAACACGCCCACGGCCAACATCCGGCAGCGTGTGGGGTACTTCAATACCCAGAACGGCGTGTTCTTCCAGGCTAACGGCACCACGCTGTCGATGGTCATGCGCTCTGATTCTCTGCCCACGCCGGGGACGCCGAGCGACATCCGCACCGTCAACCAAGCCGACTGGAACGGCGACAAGTTGGACGGCACCGGGGCATCCGGTATTACGCTTGACGTATCGAAGACGCAGATTTTCTGGGTGGACTTTGAATGGTTGGGTGTGGGCTCGGTGCGTACCGGGTTTGTGATTGACGGACAGTACATCGTCTGCCATACGTTTACCAACGCCAACGAAATCAGTTCGGTCTATATGACCACGGCCATCCTGCCGGTGCGGTACGAGATCAAGAATCTGTCCAACCTCACCACTGCGAGCATGAAGCACATCTGCTCGACGGTCATCTCTGAAGGTGGCTACGAGCAGTATTCCCCGAGTCACTTGGCTCGACGCACGACCAAACTTGGCAGTATCGGCCTGACGTTCTTGCCGGTTGTCTCGATTCGTTTAGCCTCCACGGCGCTTGGTGCGGTAGTGCTCCCGGGCCGGATGCAGTTGCTTCCCATCACTGGGCAGAACTACGAAGTAGGTCTTTTCTTTAACGCGACGCTGACAGGCGCTTCTTGGTCGGCTGTCCCAACGGACTCCAACGTGCAGATGGATACTTCTGCCACGGCCATGACAGGCGGTACTTTGGTGCAGACAGACTATGTGTCTTCAAGCGGTTCTGGCGGAACGCAGCCTCTGGTTGATCCGGCAGGTTACAACTGGGCTTTGCAGTTGGGCGTGTCTCTGGCGGGAGTCAGTGATACCTTGACGCTTGCCATCCGCACGGTGGATTCTGCAACGCCGTCAGGTGATTGCTACGGCACCATCGCTTTCTGGGACTTGACCCAATAAGATCATGGCAGTGACCTTTTTTGACGAGCGCGAACCAACAGAAGAAGACTTGCTGAATATCGTAGGCGGTGATGCTACGCAGCAAACTTCTCAGCAACCTGCTTCACAAGCGGCTGCGTCTGACTATTCCGGCATCCTGACCGGATATTATCAAGACATCCTTGGACGCGATCCAGACGAGGGCGGATATAACTTTTGGCTAGACGCTCTCAACTCAGGGAATTACACGCCTGAGTTTGTCAGGCAGCAATTTCTCTCTTCTCCTGAATATCAAGCGATCCAGGCTTCTCGGGTAGCGCCAACTGTTGCTCCTGTTGTCGCTCCAGTGGTCGCTCCCGTCGTTGCGCCAATCGTGGCACCAGCGATTACACCTGTAATTGCGCCGACAGTTTCTCCTGTTGTCTCTTCTGTTCAGTCTCCAATCTACAGCCAGGAAGATGTTAATGGCACTATTGCCGGCTACTTGAGAAACGGATACGAACCGGAACAGTTGGTTGATTTGGCGCTGTCCCTTGGGATTACGCAACAGCAATTTGATGCCGCAGTTTCAGATTATGTTGCGCCAACTTTTGCTCCAACCTATGTTGCTCCGGTGGTTGCGCCAACGGTTGCGCCGACCGTTTCTCCGGTGGTTGCGCCCGTAATCACGCCTACGATTTCCCCGGTTGTTGCTCCGACAGTTGCGCCAAGCGTTTCTCCTGCTGCCGCTGTAACCACTCCCGGCGGGGCTGCGGCAGCGTTTGCTGACAAACTTAAAAACATTTCATCTCCGTATGATCTGACGGACGCTGATCTGAAGTTTGGTGATTACACCGTCAATTACGACGCAAGTTACGACACTTCTGGCAATTGGAATTTTGGGAATATCACAGTCACTGCACCTGAAGCACGGACTGACAAAAATGTTCCCGCTCAGGCTCTCTACGACTATGACAAGAACGGAAACCTTCTTGGGTTCCGAATTGACTACAAAACTGGCGGTGATAGCGGAGTAGTTGTTGACTTCAACCCGGATGGGTCAATCAAGAACCAACGTAAATACGACCAGTCTGAAGGTTGGCGTCCGTTCGTTGGGTCGGCTCTTGCGGTCTTTGGGTCAATTGCACTACCCGGCCTTGGGCAAATGCTTGGCGGCGGTCTGCTTGGAACCGCAGGTGCAGGCGCAATCTTGGGTGGCGCAGGTGCTGCCGTTGCTGGGGCTGAGGGCTCTGACATTATTCGCGCAGCCGCAACCGGTGCGGTGGGCGCAACCGCAGGACAGTTGGCAAGCGGTCTTGCAGGCGATGTAAGTCAGTTGGTTGGCGGCGGTATACCGGGCGACATTGCAGCAGGCTTCGTTCGCGGCGGTGTCCAAGCATTGCCCGGCGCAATTGCCACGGGTGATTTCTCCAATGCGTTCCAGCAGGCTGCGCTGGGCGGGGCAACTGCCGGGGTCTCGTCTGCAATGTCAAACGCATTGCAAGGCTCTGGGTTTAATCCAAAGCAAGTTCAAGGCGCGCTGACCATCGCCACTCAGTTGGCCTCTGGGAACGTCGATCCTCGTTCTCTTGCCACCGCTCTTGGTGATCTTAGCGGTCACCCTGATGGGGCGATTGCTGCCAAAGCCGCACGAGTTGGTATCGCCCTCAGCAGTCTTGACTCTTCAAACCCAAGGTCTTTGGCCGGGTTGATTGGTGAGATGGCAGGTCTTGCTAAGGAGATTGACGACCGTGGGATCAAGCGGTTGCCCGGAACCATCCCAGGCCCAACCGTATCGGTAACTGGTGGAGATTTGAGCCCGGTTGGCACCACGAATGTTGATGATCTGCTTAACATCATCCGTGGCACAGAACTCCCTAGTGTTACGGGAGGGACGAGCACTACGGGCGCAACAACGGGCGCAGGTCAGTTTGCTGTTGGAAGCCAATTGTCTAGCGGCACCACGATTCAGACGGACAACCAGTCTGTTGCCGCGAACCTGATCAAAGATTTGGTCCCTTCCGGGCAGATGACGCCCAATCTGTTGAACTGGGCGGCAAGTTATGTCTGGTCCGGCGATCAGGACAAACTGCGTGATGCGGTAAACAACTACCTGCAAGGCAACGGGATGGTTGCCGCCCCGAGCCTGGGTACGGGCAGGACCACTTCCGGTATTGTTGTTGGGCCTGGATATACGGTTGATCCGACTGGGCAAAGTGGTGAGATTGGCTATACCTCTACCGGTATGCCTGCATCGCTTTCGCAAGTTGTTGATGTAAGCGGTAAGCGACTGACCGATCAAGAGAGATACCAAGACTTCCTCAACACGCCCGGCGCAGGTCTGTATGCGCTGACCCGGGGCTCTGTGCCCACTTTTGAAGAGTGGCAAGCAGCGCGTAATGCGCCGGACTCGGCGGCGGCAACGGGCGCAAATCTGTTGGTGCAGTTGGTTAAAGGCACGGCTGGTGCCACAGCAGGCACAGCAGGCACCCTGTCAGATATTGCGTCGCAGACGCCAAGCGGGACGCTTTCTCAGTACACGGCATCGTTCATCAACTATCTTGATCAGAACCTCACCCCTGAATACAGGGAAAGGCGCACCGAACTGAACAATGCCATCGCCCAGGCTGGACCAGAGTTTTGGTCTCAAGCCGCAGCAACTGCTATGCAGTATGGCGTTAGGCCGGACCAGTTGGCAGGCTTGGTTTTGGAGGCTGGCCCATCAATTCTTCTGCCCGGAGCAGCGGCTAAGGCATTGAGTCTGATGGGGGCTGGTGCAACCGCCACCACGGTGGGGACGATTTTCACAGCCGCAGGCACTCATGGCCTGAGTGTTGCAAGAAATACGATTGATGAGGCCACTGCCCTTGGAGCGTCTGATGCAGACGCGGTGCAGCGGGGGACTGCTGCCGGATTGGCTGCGGGCGCTACCTCTGGCTTAATCCAAGGACTGATCCCTGGCTCAACCGCGTTTGAGCGGTCTATCGCGGGCGTGACCGGCAGGGACATTGTTCCTGTTGGTGTAGCCAATGCAACAAGTAATTTCTTGGGCGACACGGCTCGGAATGTAATTCGATCCACTCTTGTAAAAGAGATGGGGGAAAACACAGCCGAGGAAACTACAGGCAAGATTTTCCAAAACCTTGCCAACGGACAGCCTTGGGATAAGGGGCTTGGCAGGACGGCGGCAGAGGCCGTCATCACTTCTGGTGCGCTAGTTGGAACCATAAATGCAGCACGTTCCAACCCGGATATTTCTCCGCTGGTTGAGAAAATCTTTAACCGCACGGAAAACAATTACCAAAACCTGACGTTCCTTGGCACTTCTCGTCCAGGCGAGACAACGGTTACAGGCACTTCCTACGACCCAACTCTTTTGATTGGTGGCCCTGGAACTCAGACCACTGCGACTCAAGCAGCCGATCTTTTGACGGGCGCTTTGGCCCGGCTTGGTTACGACCCAAATGTTCAGGGTGGAGACTTGCAGTCTCTGCTCAATGAGGCGTTTGACCGTTACACCACACAGACCGGAGCGGGCGCAACGACAACGAAGCCCGACATGTCGAAGTTCTTCGAGGGGACTTCGCCGGACATGATTGCCTTCTACGATGAAGACAACAACGCTGTTACCTATCGTGATCTTGCGCGGGAGTTGAACCTCCCCAACACCATCTTTGGTGAGGCGCAAACTGTTGCACCTACTGTCGCGCCCACGGTTGCACCTACTGTCGCGCCGACAACCACGCAGACCACCACGCAGACGGCTACTCCGACGATCACGCCCACAATGGGAACAACGATTGGCGGCGGAGTGGTTCCGTCTACTCAGACGATCACGCCCACAACCACACAGACAACCACCCTAACGGCTCTTGATCAGGACTCCCTCAATCAAACTCTGTTGAGAACCCTGTTTGGTTCTTACCTTGATCAGAATGGCAATGTAAGAGATGCCGAGGGGATGATCGTGACTCCCGAGGACTTTGGTCTTACGAGGGTTGTTGCTCCGGAGGCCACGCCAACGGTATCGCCAGCCGTGACGCCAATGGTTATCGTTGGGGAAGACGGGGAAATTTTGACGGGCGAAGACTTGTTGCCCAGGCCCACGGTTTCTCCGGTGGTCACGCCGACTGTCAGTCCGGCTGTGTCGCCCGTGGCTGCTCCAGTGGTGACACCGACCGCAACTCCAACGGTTACACCTACGGCGACGCCCACTGTCACGCCAACCGTGATCCCTACGGTCACCCCTACCGTAACCCCTACGGTTACGCCGACAGTCACTCCCACCGTCACACCGACTGCGACTCCCACAGTCACGCCTACCGTTACACCGACGGTAACGCCTACCGTTACTCCTACAGTTACACCTACGGTAACCCCGACCGTGACCCCTACGGTCACTCCGACAGTTACACCAACGGTGACTCCCACGGTTACCCCGACAGTCACGCCCACAGTTGCCCCTACCGTGACGCC